TGCGGCAGCTCGGGGCGGTGTGTATATGCGCCGTCTTATTACAGCGGCTGTCATCTTTGCGATTGTAATAGCCCCATTCGTCTTTGCATTCACGGACATAGGTGTTAGTATCCAATCGGAATCCAAAGGCTTCCTAGGGCTATTCAAGAGCCTTGAGTGGTCTACTGTACAGGGTTTTGTTATCTTGCCAGAGATCCGTCAAACAGCTTTAGCTATTGTAGGTTTTTACTTTGGTTCATCCCAAGTTAAATAATTAATAAACTATCAGCTAATTACTGCAGCCGTAAGGCTTGGGATTGCTAACAACCAGAGGAATAATACTTGTCACGCTATAGCACATACGGAAGTAAAGATGACCCCATCCAGGATGATATGGATGCAGGGTTCATTGGGTTTAATAACTATAGCCGACCTGATCAGCTTACCTCGGGTATGCTTGCCTCTAGTTCAAATGGACGCATAGGCAAGAACGGAGAGTGGCAGGTACGAAAGGGTATCAATGTAATTAAAGCACCCTTTGCTTCTGGCGACGATGTACTGCGTCTTCCTACTAATGCAGAGACTCTGGTAGATCCTACTGTAGTTGGCCTACTGCCTACTACGATTCGGTCCGCTAGTTTGGTTAGCAATGAAGTGCTAATTGTTATCGATGACCCATCGGTAGACCTAGGTCACGTCTTTGTTGTTGGTAATGAAGTCTACGTAGAGAACTTAGTAAGTACTACAACTGACCCCAATGGTCCGCACACGATCACGGACGTAACGGACAATGGCACTACGATTACAATCAAGTACGCCTTGACTGGAGCCAATGAAACCTACGGGACTGCACTTACCTTACCTTTTAACTTAGATGACGGAGGAGTAGAGCCACTACTTACAGTACTCACTGAGTCCCCTGTAATTGGTTTTAATATGGTCTTCGATCAGGGGGCTGTTTCAGCCGTGTACTCAAGTACAACTTTTAGTGACCCTAATCAGGATAACAATCAGTTCATTGTCCTAGCATCTAATATTAGTGCAGTAGCTACTGACTTAAATGATACTAGCGTATCCATTGCAATGGGCTATCCATTGAATGAAAACGTACCACCTGCAAGCAGTATGCTTCAGGCATTTAACAAACTCTTTATTTTCCGTGACGGACAGACTGCACTAGAGAACGACAACTTCTTTAGTCCTATTGCAATTACAGCAGCAAGTACTCCTACTGCATCAAATGTAGTTACCGTAAGTAGTAACTTACCTCAGAACCTAGCTATAGGCGATGCAGTTACAATTTCTGGACTTACTGGCTTTGTTGCAGGCGAGGACCCCAATGGAACTTGGGTTGTTAATACAGTACCTGATTCTACTAGTTTTACGTATGACCTTCCAGCTGCTTTTCAAGCAGCAGCTGCCTATACGGTCAGCGCACTGTCACTTATATCTCCAGGGTTCAAGCTAGTAGCTAGTGGGCAATTTTCTCAGCCGAGTCAATTGTCACCTACAGATGTTGTAGTAGTCAGCGGTCAAGCAGTTGCTACATTTGCAAATGCAGCTGCAATGAATGGCACTAGGGTTGGAGATGCAATTGAAATTGAAGCAGTTGGTATTAACTCTATTTTTATTGTTGGAGAAGATTATATTATATCCGAGAGAACAGAGTCTCCAGCTACGTTATCTTTTTATTGCCAGAAGCCAGATACCCAAGGGGGCAGTGGGGAAAATACCACTGTTTTCCAGCAGCACGTATCTCAGGGCCTTGGGTTCTCTCATATGCCTGCACCAGAGTACGCAGCATATCACCAGCGTAGGCTGGTAATGCCTTTTAAGTACAGCGTAGAAGATTCAGTTGATACCTTCACGTACCGCAAGATCCTAGACGAAGTAATTATTTCTGACATCTTGGACTCCGATACCTACGACCAGATCTACGGTCAGTATAGGTTTAATGCAGGTACAGCGGACTTTAACGTAGCTCTGCATTCCTTCTCGGATGACAAGCTACTAGTATTTAACCGTAACAGCGTTCACCTAGTAGGTGGAGCAGGGGCTAATGCAACGGTGCAGTTAATTACGAACGAAGTAGGGTGCGTAGCGAGACAGAGTATCGTGCAGGTAGGAAACAATATTTTGTTTCTGTCGGACAACGGTGTATACGGTGCTAACTTCCAGGACCTGTACAATCTGCGTGGCAACGAAGTGCCACTAAGCTCAAGCATTAATCCAACTATACAGCGGATTAACAGAGACGTATGGGACAAGAGCGTAGGAGTATACTTTGATAATAGATACTACTTAGCTGTCCCTCTGGATGGCAGCCAAGTCAACAACGCTATCTTGATTTTTAACTTTATTAACAAGCAGTGGGAGAGCATTGACACTGTTAATTCATTAGCAACTGGATGGAACATTGCTAACCTAATTGTTGCTGGTAAGAAGTCCGACCGTGCGGTATATGCCGTCAACACACTTGGCGGTTTGCACAGGATTGATGCCCGTGTAGATGCATCGGACTTACTTTCTACTGAGATACCTGTACAGGGTCAGGAGGCTAGCGTAGCGTATGATATACCAGCTGCCGTTACCACTAGGCAGTTTACAATGGGGACTATGAACCGTAAGCGTTGGAACAGCTTTGAGCTGCACGTGCAGTCATCTGTGGATAATGAGTCCGACCTGAGCATTAGCGCAGAGCTAGAAAACATTGACGCAGTTGTAGAACTTGGTACACTGAATAAATTAAACTCAGGTACTAACCTAGCTATTGACGAGGATGTTTCCGTACGTGGTAGAATAGGTAACAATCGAGCATACGGAATGCAAATCACCCTCAATAATACAGTTGGCCGCCCTCGATTCAGAGGAATTAGAGTTAGTGCAGCTGAAGCATTTAGATCAATAAACAAAGCAATATAAGATATGGCTACAATTACAATTACCCCAGGGAACTCATTTACCGCTACTGAAGCTGTAACCTCTACTAAGCTAAATGACCTTGGCTCGCCTACGGCAGCCTTGACTGCTGCCTCTATTGGCACTGCTGACATTGCTGATGATGCAATTACTACTGCGAAGATTCTTGATGCTAATGTGACTAAGGCTAAGATTGAAAACATATCCGCCCCGCTAAGGGTTCTTGGTCGTACTACAGCGGGAGCAGGCGTAGCCGAAGAGGTTACTATCAATGATGATGATGATATGGCTAATGCATCAGCTATTACCCTAGCTACGGACGAAAGCATTAAGGCTTATGTAGATGGCACATCAAGTTTTACAACTGAAGATGGACAGTCCGCTGGGTATCAAGTGTTTCCGAGCGGATTGAAGATGGCCTGGGGTGATTCAACGGCAGCACTGAATGGCACTATTACATTTCCAGCAGGCGTTAGTTTTACCGTTGCCCCAACTATTCAAATATCTTTTAATAAAGCGGCTTCGGCTGGTACTTACAACGGTTCTCAGGTTGGAGATGTAACTACAACTAATTTCGTATATCACGGAAGCTATGGGAATCTGTACGGACCTCGCTACCTCGCAATTGGAATTTAATTAATTAGCTTAACAATTTAAATTATGCCCATTATAAACAAAGGAACAGCGTTCTCCAACGGAGAACAACTTACGGCTGACAAGATCAACAACCTGTTGGACCTAGCTACGTTTAACCAGTCAGCTACTGACAGTGCCTCGACTACAGTTAATTCTGCTAGTCAGATTATAGTAAGAGACAGCGGCGTTACTACCGCCAAGCTGGCTACTGATGCTGTAGAGACAGCTAAGATTAAAGATGCCAACGTGACGAAGGCTAAGATTGAAGACGTAGCTGACTACAAAGTTCTCGGCAACGTAAGCGGTGCATCCGCTGCACCCCAAGAGGTATCCATTTTGGACGAAGATGATATGACATCTGACTCGGCTACGGCACTTGCTACACAGCAAAGCATTAAGGCTTATGTAGATAGTCTATTGCAGTACCAAATGAAATACAGCGGATCAACTGGTACTAAGTCGGTTACAACTTCTTTTGCAGACTGGGATTTATCTTCAGTAGTTGGGGCCAATCGAGCGATGGTAATAATTGAAGTATGGGACACTTCTTCGGCCATTTCTATAATGTTGAAAACAAAAGGTTCCTCCGTAGAGACTTATTTGGGGTCGAGTTTTGGTGGATGGGGGGCATCAGGGATGATCTTAGGCACATCAAACCAAGGTGGAACACTTGTCGTAATAACCGATGCGTCTGGTGTTATTGAATGGAAGGCTAACAGCTCAGCATCTGGCATTAACTACAAAATCCAAGCATACCAAAAACTAGCTTAATGAACCCTCTCCTGCAATCAGTTCAACTAGCGTTGCAAAACGCTGAACAGGAAGAAGCCATTGCCTACATCGACAAGGTAGTGGACTTCTGTATTGAAAAGGAGAACGGTAAGGTACTGGACGGATGGCCCCGTGACTTAATACAACTGCTTGTGGCCTACCATATGGCTAAGGATACTATTACTACAGAGCAGGACGCAGAGGGTAATATCCTAGGTATCCTGATGTGGTATAATTGCGACGAGGACGACGACTGGTTCTTTGTTCAGAACTGGGAAGCGGACAGGGAAGACGGAAATGCAATCTTTATGGCCTTCCTATTTGCAGAGGATAATCAATCTTTTAAAAAACTTACACATAACTTCATTACTCAATGCCCTGAGGTTATGCAGAAAAAACTACTAGGCATACGATACAGACAAGGTGCTCCCACTAAAGTGGTATACAGCACTGCATTATTTAACAAAATCTTAGGAATATAATATTATGGGAGGCGGAAAAGGAGGATCAAAAGCACCACCACCAATTGACCCTGGAAAGTCAATGGGTGAATACTTATTCGGTAAAGGCTTTAGTGGTCAATACCAAGGCATCACGGACCCTCGATTGCAGGATCGTCTGATTGCTTCGGAGGCTCAGTATCGCCCGCAGTACACTGCCCTAGAACTGGCTGACATTGGCGTAATGGCTCAAGGCATTGAGGCTGGTGCAGATAACCCTGCGTACGCAAGTCTTCAGAATGAACTGACTGGACTCAAGGCAGGACAAGAGTACGAAACAATGAGCAGCTCTGAGCGCAAGGCTGCTATTGAAGCTTCTGCTAATACTCTGTTTCCTAAGAAATCAAGAAGTGGGTTGCGAGGTCGCAGGGGTATGTCTGGTCGTGGAAATGCAGACCAAGCTAAAAAACGAGCGGAGTACATTAAGGCCGCTGGTGCTGGTGGTCAAGATCGTGCTGCACGTATTGCACAGATTGAGGCACAGATGCAAGGTATGTCTCCCACCCTTAAGGGTACTCCTGGATTGTTTGACCTTCTTGAAGAGCAGTCAACCCGTGCAGGTGCATTACAGCGCAGTGAGTTAGATCTACAACGTGCCTCCGATGTAGGTGCACTAGAGGAGTACGCTCCTCAAGTAGTAGAGGCTTACCGTGAAGCTGACCCTTACAGCACAGGACTAGCCGAGCAGCAGACTGCTATGGCAAATGACCTGTACCAACGTGCACAGGGACTTAACCCAGAGCAGCAACGAATGGTGGACCAACAGGCACTAGGGATGGCACAACGTCAGGGCCGTGTAACGGACCAGAGTGCAGTTGCTGGGCAACTACTTGGACGTGAGCAGTACCTATCTGGTCTTCGTGGTCAAGCAGCAGGTATGGGGCAACAGGCGTACAGTCAGAACCGCAATCTTGCTGGTGACGTAGGTATGACTATCTTAGGTCGTCCTTCTTCTTCTATTAACCTTGGCGGTCAAATGCTAGGACAGGCACAGCAAGGTGCAGCAGGACCTATGGGGCCTCAGTTGTTCGATCCTAATGTAGGGTTGAATATGGCTATGCAACAGCGTGGTCAGGACGTTACGTTCCAAGGAATGCAGGCTCAAGCTAAGGCAGCAGGGCAGGCTGGAGTGATGGGTGCAGTTGGTGCAATTGGTGGTGGCTACTTGGGTGGCCTAGGTTAAAACTTAAAGAAAATATATTATGGCATTTCAATCAGGAACAAAAGTAGACCCCCGTCTAATGCAGGCGGATTACAGCGGCTTTGCAAATGCCGCTAGCATACAAGCAAGCGCACTCGCTAACCTTGGCCAGCAGATTGGTGATGGTATTGAGAAGTATAAGAAGAACAAAGAGGATAAAGCCAATGAAGATGGAATGGTTGATTTCCTTGTGCAGACGGGAGCTTTTGGAAATGCAACACCAGAAGAAATTAGGAAAGGTGTAAAAGGAGCTGGTGGCGGAAGTAAGTTACTAGGCATGAACAAGTTGATACAAGACATGACCTCCGCAAGTCAAATGCAAGAGGGTAGAGTAAAGGCTCTAGAATTATCAAATCAATCTCTAGAACAACAAATAGGTCAACGTGGATCATTGTTTGATTCTACATTATCTTCGGCTCAAACCGCAGCATTGCAAGCAAAGGAAAACTACAATCAAAGTGTAGCCACAAATCCTATGCTACGTGAAGGAATAGGACTTAGGAATCTGCAAACCAAGGAAGCTACAAAGATTGCGACCAACGCTGATGCCAGAGCAGACGTAGTGGCTGACCAAGGTATAGCCAGTTCTATAGCTTCTATGAATCAGCAAGAGAAGGCTGGTTTACGAGCCGATGCTCAAGAGGAACGAGCGGTTACTTTAGCTGGGCAAACTCAAAAGGAAAGAGTCCAACGCATGGAAATTGCAAGGTCAGCTGAGGACAGGGCAGTTGCTGCAATGTACCAACGAGATCCTGTTAGCGCAAAGAAGCTTCAAAGTGCACAAGAGTACATGGATACAAATGATCTAGTATTTGTCGATGGACAATTATATGAGAAAAGCGGATGGTTTAATGGCAGTGCAACTCGTGTAGATAATCCTTCTCATCTACGCATAGAAGGAATGCAAACACTTAGAGACATAAGCATTAATCCTGAGGGTGCTCAAGGCGGTAATTCTGCTCTTCCACCAGGCTATGGAATTAAACTTCTAGATGGTCAAGCATCAGGCACTACTGAAGATTCTAATGCAGTAACAAATGCTGCCCTTCAAAGTGTAGTACCTTCTAATCCTGAAGGATCAAGGATGGGACGTTTTATGCGTGGCATTGGTGGTGCTTTAGATACTGGAGCACAGACTATGATTCAAATGGGTGAAAGTGCTATAGCCAGTGTACCTGCTTCTGCTCAATATTTATTTGGTGAAGGTGATTTGTCATACTCTGATGCACAACAGAAATATGAAGATCCAATGAGACGTCAACGCCTTGAGCGGCAAAATAAATCACGAAATAAAACAGGATATTTTTCAAAATAAAATCAAAGATTGAATAAATAAGTTTACACTCTAATTTAAATATATGCCAGTAAGTATAGTAACTGACCCTCAAGGTAAGCAATACAAAGTCACGCACCCAGAGGGTGCTTCTGAAAGTGATATCTTTAATGTTTTACAGCAGCAAACTACTCAACAAGGTTTGCCGCCTAAGGTTATAGATGCAGAAGATCCTTTTGCCTTAGATGTTGTTAAAGGATTATTTACTGGTACCGCTGAGGCTACTGTTAGTACTATTGCTGGCATGACTCAGTGGGCAGGGCAAGTTTATCAAAGCGATAGTATGCTTGAGGCTGCTCAGGATCTGCGGCAGTACGGTCAAGGCATTGGTGAAGACGTTGGATTAGATAGAGAGTTTGGAGAATCCTTTGCAGGGCAAGTTTTCCGTGGCATTGGTCAATTACCAGTTACCGTTGCTGCTGGTGCAGCAGGTTTTGCTGCGGGTAACGTTCCTGGAATGATAGGTGCAGCGGCTCTTACTACAGGTGGTCAAATGTCATCTGAGTTTCTTGGCGATATGGAGCAGACGCTTCAAAAAGGATACACGGACTTTGATGCAAATGAAAAGGATCAAGCTCTTGTTGGTATGCTTGC